TCATTGATGTTAGATCGAACAATTTCGGTGCCCATCCTTTGAAGAATGATACGAGGAGTAATTTCTTCACCTAAACGAGCACTCCAGAAAGAATCGACCTTTTCTCGAAACTCTCTGGATTCATTCGTATCACCTTCAAGCAAAGGTCTTGGCCATCCAAACATAGTGGATACTGTGTCTTTCAACACATCAGCAAAGGCAAATTGCTTAAAAGAAAACTTATCGGTAAGGACTTCACCAACTGTACCCTTACCTGATCCTGCAAACCCTGCCAAACCTATGATCATCAGAGATTTCCTGTTAAAGCTGCGATTTTGGGTAGATCACCATTGAATGCATATGTACCAACATGTTGGGTCTTCATCCATGGGCACAACCAAATTTTACCTCCAATAGCTCTCCAATATTGACAAAACATGTAATCTTCAGACAAGTACCTATGACTGTCTGGGTCGATCACTGTATCAAAGTAAGCATGAATGTATCGTGAACCATCAAAGTTAGATTGACCAACATGATCTGGCTTATAGTTCAAGTGTGGATATTCTTCTTTAAACTTATCAAATACCTCACGCTTGACCATCATGAATCCAGTACCGATTTCCATAACTTCAAGTGGTTCTGTTACATTGAATTGCTTGGTGCCTGGCACAGCATTGAACACATATTCACCAGTCACACTTTGCAATTCAGCAGGATCAAATTTGCTTTCATCGAATGTAGGATTCTTGAGCAAGTTCTTAGAAGCCGTCCACACAGCTTTCCAATTGATAGATTTCTTAGGATATGGACCACCAATAACATCTTTATCAAGTACTGCTAATGCTAAAACATCCATAGGGTCAAACAAAATATCTGAATCGATGAATAGCAAATGTGTCATACCTGATCTAAGAAATTCATCAACCAAATAATTTCTTGCACGAGTAATCAAACTTTCATTGAAGAGAAATGAGAACCTGCATTCGATACCATACTTCATACACAAGCCTTGCAGATCAAGGCAAGCCTTCATATAAAGCCCGTTGCAATTACCACCATACATGGGTGTGGCTACAAACAACTTAACTTTACGCAATTCTTCGACTTTGATTGATAATTCCATATGTAGAGCTCCATGATAATAAAATATACGATGTCAGAACTGACATGAGTATATATGATCGAAATGGGAGCACTCACATAAAAAAAGAGGGAGCACAAGGCTCCCTCTCTATTCAGAGTAAACGCTATCAGGCCGCACGATTTGCGGCAAACCGATAGAACATTGTCCTCTTACCATCTACATTGCGATAATTGCTGTAGATGACACGACCTTCACGACTGCGAAGGTCATGAACCCGCTTATGAACATTTGCCAAAGGCACTCCAGCAATAACAGCAAGCCGAGCAGGAGTAATACCTGCGCCAGTGGTGTTACGACGAAGATGCTTGGCGACACGAGTAAGTTGGGACATATAGTTTCTCCATAAAAAATGTCACACTTCACAAAAACCTGGTGGTAATGCCGTGACAATTACATCACCACCAGGGTTCACTTAGAACTGGACATCAGCCGTTGATGCTCCTTCAGGAGCAGCAGGCGGGTTGATAGTTTCATCCAGCTTCTTATACAAATCCATAAAAGAGTTCTTGGTATCAGTGTCAAAGCGATTAAGACAAAGTTGAATAGCCTTTTCACGGTTCTTACCGAAGATAGCAAAAGCTTCGCAAATATGAACCAGACGCCGAGTTGAAATGATTTCAGATACAGCACCTTCAAGGAAGGACTTACGGATCACTTCAGCCCAATCGACCAACCGCTTAACAAAGTCGGGGTCTTCCACATTGACCGACTTGAGAACATTCGTCAAAATCTTCATTTCGACCTTGTTCTGAGGATATTCTTGTTCCATAGTAACAGAGAAACGCTCAAGGAAAGCTTCGTTCATAACATTGGTACCAATGAAACGACCGTCATCAGAGCCCTTACCCTTGGTGTTAGCCGTGGCAATGATAGTGAATCCTTGAGTGGGTGTAATAAGCTTGTTGATCTTTTTAAGGAAAACCGGCTTACCTTCAAGTACAGGCTGAAGACACATAAGCTTGTTGGAGCCAAGGTCGACCTCGTCCAAAAGAAGGACAGCACCACGCTCCATGGCATGAATGACTGGACCATTCTGCCAAACGGTACGACCATCGACCAGTCGGAAACCACCAAGGAGGTCATCTTCGTCCGTTTCGATGGTGATATTGACACGGATGCATTCACGCTTTTCAACAGCACAAACTTGTTCGACCATCATGGTTTTACCGTTACCAGAAAGACCGGTCACATATACGGGATAAAACCGCTTTGACGAAATAATAGAACGGACATCAGAAAAATGTCCGAATGGTACATAACCAGGAGCCTTAGACGGAATCAAAGACACCTGGTCGGGCATGTCAATCTTAACAGCAGCTACCGCCATATCAGCTACATGCATATCAGGAGCCGGTGCAGCCGGAGCCACATGCTTAGTCTTAACCTTAGGCTTGGGCATATCAAGCCCGGCGAGACTGTACAGACCACGACCGACACGGCGGTCGGCATCATTCGTCAACCACTGAGGAATCTTAATGTCAAATTCCTCACACACTTCGACAATTTGCTGTCGGCTGATTTCGGTAATTGAACCGAACTTATCAGCGACGGCGGCGAGGAACACAGAGCGATCAAGAACCTTAGGCATCATTTATCTCCAATTTGATTGTGATACATCATACATGATTGGCAGAGAAAAGTCAATTGGAACCAGAGAAATTTTATTGCTTTTTTCTCTGGTTCCAAGAAATAATTTTCTCTTTTAATATGAAGCATTTGCTACACGGGTAATGAACTTGGTAAGCATGATACGATTGATACTTTTGCGATCCGAGAACTTCATAAAGGTCTTGGTGATCTGGTTTTTGGTCATGTTGTTATTCACAACTAAATCATCAATAGTCCTTTGACGAACAACACGGACGATATAGTACTCATCATATCCAGCACTTTCAACAGCCGCAAACTGGTTATCTTTCCAGCACTTGCGAGTTTCTTCATTGTTTACAACGGAATCATCAATGATACGCGAACTAACAAGATGATTAAGCTGTGAACCCTGATATAGATAGAAACCAACCAAATTACAACCAGTGCGATCCTTGAGAATACGGAGGAATGTAGAAGTCATTCCATAGTAAAGGTCATTTAGCCAATAGGTTTTCTTGGTAACTTCGTCACGGATAATATACTTATTACCATTTTTCTTTTTTGGCGAAGAAACCGAACTATTGTGAGCACAAGGATCAGAACCACCGTCCGTAAGGAAGATGGTGTTCACCACTTGCAACTTATTCTTGTTGCGAAAATCATTGACAATCTTATCCGCAGCAAGGATCGTCTGGTTCAAAGGAGTTGAGTCCATACGGTCACAACGAAACATTTGACGATTTGCTGCCATCCACAACAACTCATAAGCTTTCTGCAAGGTGCCAACATTCATCCTAGAAGAAAGAATGTTCCTGATCTTAAAAGCACCAATAAAGTTGACCGTCGTGTTATCACCAACAACTTGTTGCGGTGATGCATGATTTTGGTAATGAGTGCGGAACAGGTATACTTCAAAAGGAATATTAACACGCTTACAGAACATGGTCAGCGAAAACAGTTGCTTCATTGTATAATCAAGGTTCTGTGTCATCGACCCTGACCAGTCGAGGAACATAATAAAGCCATGGTTCTTACCCTTAGGTATAACCGTGACCTTCTTAAAAATATCTTCCGTGAACTTATACTGCGGAAGCTTGTTGGTATTGATAACACCAGTCTTAGCCGTTGCAATACGGGCATAAGCATCAGCCGACTTACGCATCTCAAATTCTTTGACCATAAAGGAAATGGTGTCGGATTCTTTGCGACGCCATTCTGCCAATCTAGCCATCAGAACAGCAAAGTTTTGACGAGTAAGATTGTGATCAAGCAATTCTTTTTCCATGTCAGCCATGACAACTGTATAATCATCGATAATTGCATCATGGTTCAGCTTAGGAACATTACGATAGATATAATTAACATCGTTATCCATGACAATCTTGGACATGGATTCTTCATATGCTTCCTGAGTTTCCGACTTTAATTCATCGGAATCATCATTCTTCTTTTCGAGTTTCGAGACCTCGACCTCTTCATCATCACTTTCCTGAACATCATCACTTTCCTGAACATCATCACCCTCATTTTCGCCTTCTTCATCATCAGAACCGTTTGAGGAAGCTTCGGTGTCGTCTTCATCCTCCTGATCAAGATCATCCTGATCATTATCGGAATCAGCGGCATCCATATCTTCATCAGAGTCTTCCGATTCTTCGGACGATTGATCAGCAAGCTTTTCTTCTTTTTGCTTTTCATTCTTAGCCTTGGCATAGCCATAAAGCTCGTCAGTCAAAGCAACCACATCCTCGAAAGTTTCCGTGTTTTCCATACGACGGATAAAAGCACGTTCTTCTGGCGTAAATTTAATATAAATGCCAGTAGACTTAAAGTAGATGTTAGCACGGTCCATAAACGAAAGCCCGTTAACATCCTTGTTTTGGATTCCAAAGAAATCCATGTCGTTCAATTCCTTGTAACCAATCGCATAGTTGCGCTTGGAACCAGGATAACGACGCTTTTGAAGCTTATCAATACGAGCATCTTCCACAATGTTAAGAAAACCCTTGATGGTCATCAGAACATTATCAGACGGTTTGCGGTCATTGTGATACTTGAAGGAAATGTCGGTGATAGCGGTCAACCACTTTTCGGCAGGCGTGTCAAGGGCATGCCCGACTTCGTGGACAACCAACATGTCATACAGGTCTTCCGAGATGTTCTGCCATACAGGCAAAACAAGGACACGGCTGTCGGTATCAAAAGATGCGGTTTTAGCACCAGGTTCATGGTACATAGTAATATTCTCAGTGGCCAGAAGTTTAGCCAACTGGTTCTTGACCTCGAAAGAAATTGCTTGATTGCCTGTGGCGCTCATGTGTGTCTCCGTTTCATCGATTTGAGACAATAATATAGGTGTTGATCGACAAATGCAACACCTATATTTGCATATCAGCTATGCAGCCAGCGCATGTCTTATCGACCAACCTGTTGTAAATACTTGGATTTTGTTTGGTCCCAGGTCATATAGATCAGATCATCATAGAACAGAGTATCTTTGCTCACCCTATCCTGAGCGACCAGAGACTTTATTCTTTTGGAAGCATATTTGTCTTTCCACAGATCAACCAGATAGGAATATGAAGTATCAAACGACTTGACCAAATCTTGTTCACCTATTTCACCTCTCAAAAACTCACATGAATTATTATACAGTGGGCTGAAATAGATACCTCTCTGATGATTTGATTTGATCAATTCTTTTGGTAGACTCAATCTACTGTAAGTGAAGGTATATGATCTATTTCGATGATCTCTCTTATAAGGCTGACCTGTATCTTTCTTAGCCTCATACCACTCAAAATATTTTCTTGTGTGATTTCTCATCAACCAAGCTTTGATCATACCGATAGTCTTCTTTGTAGGTTCATATGAAACAGAACCTTCAGAAAATCCCATCTTCTTCCAATGCTTAAGCCCATCATACTGACTTAGACCGCCCATCTTATTTTTACCATACAGAGATGTGGTTGTCACACCAACCAATGTGTCTTTGTATTGTGCTTTCCATTGCTTTTGTACTTCATCAGATAAACACAACAATGCTAAGAGTTTACCTCCAACATAGTTATAACCAAGAGGCTGTAGAGGCACAATCGTAGACCCAATGGCTGTATAGTTGATCATATGACCTTGTGTTTTCTTAGTTCTATCCCAACCAATGAACTTATCACGAGGAGTCAAGTCAAGGAAATCAGATGATATACAAATAAGCCCAAGATACTTTTTACTCTTAGCATCAACGACCAAGAAATTTAGGTTACGACCAATATTGGAATTATTCTTCATCGTAGAAGTGAAATTTCTTATTGTGTTCCATGTGACAGACAACTCAGCTTCTTTAGTATACACCAATTCTGGCTGAAGTTCCATGTAATCATCTGGGCTCGAAGGTATCCAGATGTTCTTCTTAATTTGGGAAATGAACTTATCTTTTTCCAAATCAAGCATCTGTGTCTCTTCACCAAATAGAGTAGACACCTTAGATGATGGATATCTTTCTTGTATTTCACACCACTTTTGATAAAGCGTATATTCCTCAACTGTCATCTTGGACACATCTTGTAAGTCTGACATCAAAGATGATCTGAGTTGGTCATCTGTAATATTTTCAATGTTCTTAAGAGGATCTGTGTCTAGCCAGTTCTTCCATTGTTCTTCAATGTCCATTATAAAACCTTTATGCTAAAGAGCTAAAATTCTTCACTTTGTGGAATCTATAGACTTTCTTAAACTTATCTACCAACTGGTCTTGTTTGTGACTGATGACAAATACATTTGTATCACCAATCATGTTCCACATGATCTTGAGGAACTCATCGGTACCATTTGTATCTAGTGAGCCATCAAAGATTTCATCTAGTATGAGTAAGTTTGTATTGACACTATTTTTCATCTTAGCAACCGCTCTCCATGTAAAGAGCAAGGCTAAGTCAATTCTCATTTTTTCGCCTTCAGAAAAGTTCTGATAGGAAAACTCATCTCTATACCTGGATTTAATTGTCTCTTCAAAGTTTTCGTCGATGTTGAAATTAACAAAGAATCCCATCTGAAGAAGATACTTATTGATGTGCTTGTTGATCACAGGAAGATATTGCTTGATGATTTTAGTTTTGATGCCACCATCTTTGAGTAACTGGATAGCGGTATCAATGTACATCTTTTCATTAAGCAAGGACTCTTTCTGAGAAACCAGTCCATCAATCTCAGACTTGATTATATCATATTCTTTCTGTGAGTCAAGCAATACATCATCGGAATTAATGCTAGACTTCTCGATGTCCAACAACATAGACTTGAGAGATGATACTTTGGACTCCTTAGATGTGATTGTGTTCCTGATGCTTTCAGCCTCTTGAATTAATTTATCTAAGGTATCAATCTCTTTGAGCACGGAATCTATTTGTTCACTAATCTTAGCTAAACCATCACCAAATTCTACAAGTTTGGCATTCAATGATATTAATTCACTCTCTTTGAAGTCTTGTGCAATAGATTGCTTGCATGTTGGGCAATTGTTGTTGTCATGGTAGAAATCAATCTTACATTGGTGAGACTTTTGGTTTATCTCGATACCTGATTTGAGACTGATCAGTTTAGTAAACTTCTTTCTCAGAGCCTCATGAACTTTAGTTGAGGAGAGAATTTCAGTACGTTCATGGCGATGTTCTTCAATTTCTTTTTCAATTTTTGCAATCTGGTCCCGGTAATCATTTTCTTGTTCCTTTAGCTTTCTAAGCTTCTGTTCGTTGTTTTGTTTTAGACTTGTTATTGTCTTCTCAATAAAAGACTTTTTCTCTTCTTTACCTAAACTCTCAATTCTATTACGATCAAGGCCCTCTCTGTTGTTTTGAGCTTTGATCTTAACAATATTATTCATAACGGAAAAGATTTGTATGTCCAACAGGTCTTCAATAACCGACCTTCTATCAGCAGGAGATAGCTGCATAAACGGAGTAAAGGATGCCGAACCAAGAATAACAATCTGCGTGAAAGATTTATAATTCATCTTGAGTATGAACTTTTCAAGATGATCTTGGTAATCTTTGGATGCAGAATCTTGATTGAGGCATACATCATCACAATATATCTCAAATACGTTTGGTTTGATGCCACGGATCACTTTATAATTTTTATTATTGGTAGAAAACTCGATCTCAGTAAGACAACCCTTCTCGTTAACTGAATTGACAAGTTGTGGCTTATTGATCTTTCTAAACGGTTTGCCAAATAAAGAGAAAGTCAACGCATCCAAGATGGTCGACTTTCCGGCACCGTTTTCACCGATGATCAAAGCATTTGGTGTGTCATTTAATTTTATTTCTGTCCATATGTTGCCTGTCGATAAAAAATTCTTCCATCTTATACATTTGAATTTTATCATTCAATCTTCCCATTGTAATATTATTATCTGCTCTAATTTCAGAATTTTTCCAAGTCCAACATTCACCAGTATTATATTGAAAACACACCCAAAGTAGATCATGTTCTATTCCATAATCAATGAGAAAATGTGCTAAAGCTTTGCCTTTGGGTGTGATCAATGGTAATGGCGGATCAATTCTTATCATCATACATGATCAACCGACAAAGCTTCAGTGTATACATCTCGCATAAATGACTTCATTTTATCATTGTTCACATTCAATGTCAAGCCATTTATATAAGAGTCCAATATGGTTGGTGTGTCTTGTGATTCATCTATTTCACTGTTTTCATTGATTTCAGCGAATGTTGAAATGTCTTCAATTACTGAAATATCCACGGTATCTGATTTATATAGCTTTTCCATTAACAGATCAAACGCATATGGATTATTCCTATTGACACACAGAACCTTTACATATGTATCTTTATACTTAGAATAATCAGTAGCATTTATCTTCTCAATGATGTTTGGTTCTTTTACATCATCATAAGCTAACATCTTGAACATTGGATATGGATTCTGAATGAACTCATATTTTCTGGTCTCGGTGTCAAAGATAGTAAACCCACGTGGATCATTATAGTCTGACCATGTATATTCACCAAATGCACCAAGATAGTGTATGTTGCCCTTAGATGACTTGTGATGATAATGCCCAGAAAAGACCAAATCAAATTTGGAATATTTGTCTGTCTCATCACCATGATCTGATATATTTCCCTTGAGCAATTCAAATCCTTTTAGCTCAAGATGACCCATAACAATCTCTGCTTTGGTATCCCTGATCTGTATATTAGTCAATTCTGCATTAGATGAATCAATCCATGGAATAAGAAGTATGTCTAGCCCATCGATATTGATTGTCTGAGGAAGATTGTAGGTATGAATGTTCTTGTATCTTCCTGTGACAATTTCATCTAATGAATTCACAGAACAAACATCTTTATAATACCTATCATGATTACCAGCAATGATATGCGTCTCAATTTCCATTCCTTCAATGGGTGCAAGAAATGTATTACGACAAACTTTGGAAGTTAGATAGCTCAAATACTTTCGGCGATCAAACAAATCACCAAGATGTATAATATGTTGGATATTCCTTTCTTCAAGAACCGAAAAGAAATGTTCCATACTTCTTTCAAAATAAGCATGAAATACTGGGCTATCATTTCTGATACCATAGTGTGTATCACATATCAAAGCAATCTTAGCCATTAGCTCACCTTTTTCTTGGGCTTCTTCAATCCTTCAGATAGTATTAGTTCGTTATCATATTTCTTGATGGCTTGTTCAATTACCAATTTGATTTCATCAAGTCTCATTCTATAGTTACCACGCACATACACATTGTCTCGTGTATTGAGTAGTCCTTCTATAATCTGTTGAACTTGATATGGAACATTATTAGGCTTGTTCATGATTCTCCTCATAAAATTGTTGTAGGCCTTCTTTGGCCTTCTTTCTTTTCTCTTTCTTTTCCTCTTCTTTTTTCTCGAATTTGGCCATGAAAGTATTGATATTATCATAGTTCTGATGAGGTTGCAAGTGGTTACCATCACTATCCGTCAACAATGTATTATCTGTTGTTGTCATCATTTCTTGGTAATTACTATAGATGGTATACCTATTTCTTTCCTCTTTGTTGATACGCCTTAGGAAAGCATAATATACAATCTGTGTGAAGTAAGCAAAAGGATTGGATGTAGTCGATTCTCCATTGCTATAGTTTGGATTGTAGTCTTTGAAATACAGGATACAATTCTCTACACCATCCGAAATCATTTCATCTCGGAATGAATAGTTGATAAAACATGGCTTAGTGGAAAGATTCTCTGCAATCTTGTAAATGCATTCACCAATATAATTGGAAATTCTTGGTTCTTCTGTTCCTGCCTCTTTAGCTTGGTTTAGTTGTTTGTGGTATTCTACAATAGCCTCGTAGAATTTCTTATTGTCCACATACATAACCTTTTTTCTTGGTTTCATGCATTTTCCTCTTGACAAAGGGTTGACAGACTGCTATAACTGCTCTGTGCCTGTTTCAATGAATAGTAATATTAGATATTGGTTAGTTGCTTAAGTTTCCTGATTTGCTTTTCAATTACCTCTTTCCTGTTAGGCCACTTGATCATAGGTTTATCTGGGTTTTTAGCCAAGTTCTCCAGCAAAGGTAAGAATATCTTCTCCAAAGCATATAATCTATTCTTTAGATCATCCACTTGATCATTCAATGATGTATGAACAGCATTGTTTACTATGATGTCTTCCTCATGGGCAAAAGAGAATCCAAAGTCATGAGAATCATCCACATCTACATAATTATTCTTTTTCATTAATGTAACCTCTTCTTGTTGTTTTTAATTTCATTAAGAAGTTTATTAACATAATCCAGATCCGATTCAGTTATATCTTCTGATTTGATCTCATCTTCATCTAGTTCTTCTTCCGATTCTTCTTCACCGCCATATTCAAACTTTACTTCATTGAGTCGTTCCAATGAAGCATAATAGTATGTCATCATATTTGTTGATGGTGATGCTATTGTAAGAACATCACTTGGATATATAACAAATTCTTGTTTGTCTACAATTCTAGGAAACATCCATTGCATTAGAGATACTGAAAGATAACCTGCTCTCTCGCCTAATGTATATACAATTTTTAATGGATTGAAAAAAATATAATAGTTGCCAGTACCCTTATCTTCTATATATGCGAGCTCCGTAACAAGGTCTTCGCCTGTATTTAATCTGACGACTCTTAACTTGGTAGACGAACTTATTGGTTGATGCATATCAGTTACCTTTCAAATCTAACTTATACAATTTGAATGAAAACTTTTCTTCGGAATATATTTTGATTCTTTCAGTCAAATGTCTAAGTGTATAATTTTCTTTTTTGTTATATCTCAAATCATCAGCAATATCATACAATGTGGCTGAAGTCTTTGTCTCAGATGTTCTGAGTGATCTACCAATAGACTGTAGATTTCTTATTCGAGATTTAGAAGGGCTAGCAAAAATAATATTATGTAGATTCCGAATGTTAACGCCAGTAGATGTGGTTCCATAAGAAGCGACAATGATGGCATTTGTTTCTTTCTCCATTATATGTCGGACTTCTTCTCTGATCTCGACATCTGTTTTACCGTAGATAAAAAATACTTTACGGTCATCTCTATTTATCAAGTCATATAAAATTTTACCATGTTTATCCACATATTGATAAAGAACTAATGTATTACCTGATAATGATAGAGCAAGATTTGCTATGAATTTATTACGAGATTCATTGAGCACTAGATATTCAATTTCTTGCTGATATGTAAAATTCTTGGCTGCTTGGCATATAGAATTGGAATGTTTGAGTAACAGACATTTGATGGAGAAATCTGCTACATGTTTTTGATCCATGAGTTCTTTGGTAGTTATGACTTTCTTAACTGGACCAAAAAGACCTTCAAGTACAAGCTTGTTTGTCTTAGTTCCATCGAGTGTACCAGTTGTGCCAATCCTATACTTAGCATTGGTCAGAGATGTCATTATATGTGTAAGAGATTTAGCCTTGAATAGATGCGCTTCGTCACCTATTACCGCATCATATTGTTGAAAGTACGATGAAGGTAATTCATACAAGCTTTGCCATGTTGATATAGTAACAGGCATATCTGACTGCTTATCCCTACCAGCAAAAATAGTATGAATGCAATTATCAGAATCATACCCATAATCAGAAAAATCAGAATATAATTGGCTGACAAGAGAAGTTGTAGGAACGATGATAAGAATTTTTGTAACATTTATGTATCTCATTATTAGATAGATTATAAGAGACTTACCTGATGCTGTTGGTGATAATAGTAATGCTCGTTTTTTATTAATTGCATGAACAAATGCTTCTAATTGATAGTCTCTAGGTTCGTATTTGCAGTTTATAGATTGAGCAAATTGCTTAGCTTCACTAAGCGTAATTGAAGATTCTTGAACCGTTTCATACTTGAAATCATAGTCTCGATCTTCACAAAATGATTTGATATAAGGAACAAGACCACGATACATTTGTCTGGTTCTGGATTCATAAAGGCGTATCTTACCATCCCAAAGTTTTGCTCTAAACTGTGGAGTAAATTGATATCCAGGCACATGAAAGGTAAAAGCATCTCTTAGTTCATAACCAATATCGTCAGAACAATCTATGCTAACATATGCTTCATTTTTGTTTTTAACAATCAGTTCATTTGCCAGAAGTAAATCTCTCCCAATCCATTATAGACTTTAATTGCCATGTTCTATTATTAATTTCTTTGAGAATAGAAGTACACGTGTCAACAATTTCTTGATGCAATATCTTCTTAATCAGAATAGTATTTAGATCGTCATCGGAATCAAGATACATGGGTATTTCTGGTCGCAGAATCTTCTTTGGTATTGGTTGCCATCCATGTTCTTTTAAGTCATCTGGGTTATTCAGATCACCAGAGTAATACTCATATTTTAATCTTTTGAGTCTGGTATAATCGTTCATTAATTTTTTGACAATTAGATTATGATGTGATAGTATATGTAGATATTTGGCGTGGAGAGATGCAACTTTGGCTAATGTCCTAGCAGGTTCAGTTTCATCAATAACAGCATCTTTAGCCCATTCTTCATGTAATGAATCTATAGTTACAGGTGGTTTCATTTGACCCTCTATATTGTTGCGAATGAATCAGTATAGAGTATTAATAAAGAAATGTCAAGTACTATTATAGCCTTGTTATCTCAAATCTATCATATCTGAATGTTATATCTGCTGTTACTATAGCAGAAGCATCCAGTTTCGTATCAAAATTTATACCACCAATAGATATTGGGTGACAATTTAAAAAATTAATACGAATGTTTGGTATATTAGCGTTTGTGTTGATTGTCAATATGCCTTCATGATATGGTGATTTCTTTTCATCATAGAAACGAATATATTCTCTAAAATCTTTAGGGAAAGTCAAAGCAACTAGCCAATCATGTGTTTCTTGCCATACACGAATATCTTCATCTATTATAACAGACATGATCAAACTATCATATTGAAGCTTATCACCATGTCTATATGTATTCGAGAACGGAGTTTCTATACTCACAGGATTTGTAGATATACCAGGTAGATTGACACTTTGACAAAAATATCTCAAAAATGGTAATTGCGGAAATGTAAATGAAAACCTAGTTGGTTGTAGAAAACTTGTGTTCTCAGGTATCTTTGTTAGTATTGAAGTGTTTGTCATCTATATTTTTTCTTTATAAATTGTTCAAAGTTTTCATTCATTTTACCCTCTTTATATTTATTATAAAGATCAAGTAATGCAGGATCGGATGTTACAGATTGTCTTGCTGAATATCCAGCCGCCGCTCTTACATCAGACCAAGATTTACCGGATGTTGATTGAGGTTCAGATTTAGGTTGAATCTTTGGTAATTCTGGTGTAGGTTCTGGTGTTGCAACTGGTTCAGGTTTCTTTGTTGCGGCTGCATTTGTAGCACCTCCATCATCATATGCAATTGGCTTTTCGGGTTTTGGTTCTGGTGTTTTTGGTTTTTCTGGAGTCAATGACATATCTTTTGATGCCATTGGAGCTGGTGATACTTTTTCAGGTTTTTTTTCTGGGCTTGCCGCTGGTGCTTCTGGTTTTTGTGCTGGTTTCCAGTTTGGATCTGCACCTTCTCTTGGATGTGCAGAGAAATGCATTGTATCTTTGCTGTTTTTCCATTCACCGCCCCATCCTAATCCATATTTTTTATGTAATCTATCTTTTCTAACTATATCTGGCATATCAGTCTGCCCATAGTTATGATGGTGTGGAAAAGTATGTGGGTTTTGACCGGGATTAATATCAATTGCCATGGCATCAGCATGAGCACTGCGATGACCACTTCCTGCAACCGTTGCGCCTGGTCTATATGAACTAATAGATTTAATCTTATAACCAGAATTTTCCAAATCATCCACCATCGATTTAAATTTATGTGCATGATCACTATGAACATGATATGCAACACCACTTTTTGTCATAAGTTTTGTTATTGGTGGACCATCTTCTTTGAGAAAACTCTTGAATGATTTCATTAGTTCAATATCCTATAAAATGTTGATATTCTTTGATTACCATTTCCTGGTGTGCTAACTTCAATCTTTTTAATTACTGCATCGATATTATTTTTCCAATAATTCAGAAATTCATGAACCTTAGGTATGTCAGGCACAATATCATCAAACTGACAATAAAACTCATTGACCAAATTTTTATAATCTGGCATATAGTAGATGACACCGACAAGTACTAATTCTTTGCGTTTTAATAGTATCATAGTCTTATTTATGTTTCCATAAAAAAAGAGGGAGCCGAAGCTCCCTCTCAAGTTTATAACTAAGTTTCTTCTTATTATGTAAGGTTTCTTACACGGAAGATTCTGTAATAGATGTTTGCGTTTGAAGCGGTATCACGTGTACCAACAACGCCATCACCTGCTGTAGTAGCAAATGGGTTAGCAACCATACCATAACGGGTTTTGAAACCAATCTTCGGTTGGAAGCTGTCTTGACCAATAGCTCTTACCATTTGTAATGGAACATATGGGCAATAGAATAGACCAGCGTCATAAGGAGATGTACCCTTATAACCTACTGTGCAGAGTTCATCGCCATTAGCTGAACCACCGAAATATGGATCGATGTAAACCTTAATACGACCATGTAGAGTACCGCAGAATGTGTTACCTGTGTCGTCTACTTGTAGGTTAGCTTGAAGTGCTGGAGTATAATCAAGAACACCAGCCATAGCTAGAGCAGAAGCAACGTCTGACGATACGATCAGCATGTTACCCTTGCCTCTACGTGTAGCACGAGCAATAGCATTAGCTTCACGTTCGATTTGGAATACTAGACCCTTGAACTTTTCAACTGACCAACGACCGTTTGAGTCTGTATCAAGATCGAAAGTACCAGCAGTTGTAACACCATATTGTGCACCAAGTGTAGCAGAACGGTAGATTGTACGAACGACTTCACGATTGATTTCAGCAAGAATTTCTGTTGAAAGAATGTTAGCCAATTCGGTTTCAGCATCAAGACCATGAACTGCCTTCAAGTCTTGTGCAAGTTCCATTGTGTACTCTGCCTTTAGAGCACGGCTACGAGCAGTAACTGTAACCTTATCAATGCTGAAAGCCATTTCAGCAAAAGCATTACCTGTAGACCCGTCGCCAAGGGCTTCAGCTTGAGCTGTAGTCATACCTTTACCAACAGCATAAGAAGCGCCGTTTGTCCAGTCAACATATGGATTTGTGTTGCCCGATGGATGTGAACCAACACCAGTTAGACCCATAGCAGCATTTTGAGAAGAGAATGCTGTATTTGCTTCGTTGAATAGAGCTTCTGTGCCTGTTTGCGATGCATAGCGTGAACGCATAGCAAAGATCAAGCCTGTTGGACCTGTCATTGGCTGAACGCCGCAAATGTCATAAGCAATAAGGTTAGGAAGAGCACGTCTTACAAGAGAGATAAGAATTGGATCATACGAACCAATGTTTGTCCCTGCTCCAAGACCACCACCCGAGTTAGTTGGTGCAGATTCGTTTAGTTGGCGTGATTCTTCTGCCATTGCCTTTTCTTGGTTCTCAAGAATAACAGCAGTAACAGCACGACGATATGGGTCCTTAATTTGTGATAGACCGTCAAAGTCTAGAACTGGGGACCACTTTTGTTCAAGTTGTTCTGTTAAGTACATTTAAAAACTTCCTTTTCTTTTTGTTATAAATGTTAAATAAGTTTTGTTTTACCGAGAGCACGAACATAGGCACCCATAGGACCTGTATGCTCTTCAGAAATCATTGATCTGCCGTCTGTCATATCAACATTATCAAGTGTTGATTGAGCAGTTACATTAGCAGGGAAATAGCTTTCTCTGAGAGTATAAACCTTTCTGGCATACTCGTCGGTAGAATTAAAGTCGATGTTTTCAGCAAGTGCTTTTAGCTTTTCTGCTTGTGTAGTTGTTAGACCTTCACATACAGAAGCAAGAACTTCATACTTCTTAGATTCACCAAGCATCTTGTTTAGAGAAACATTGCGATCGATTTCTTCGTTTAGCTTGCCTTCAAGTGCTTCGACCTTTTCTGCAAGACCTTCTACGATAGAAACCTTATCTTCTGGAACATCAATATAATGTTCTGCAAATAGATTACGGAGACCTGTCATGAAATCTTCTGTCAATTCTGAACGAAGACCAGATTCGATGGCAATTTCGTTTTCAGAGATCCATTGTTCTACGACATAGTTTAAGTAATCATCTACTTGTTCTGTGATTTGTTCCATAATAGAAGAAACTTCTTGTTCTAGCGATTCAGCATAAGCTTCTTCGATGACAGCAAGTTCTTCTTGTAGTCTTGTGTTTACAGCCGATTCAAAAATTGTTTCAGCCTTAACACGGAATTCTTCTGAAAGTTGTTCGCCGGCTAGAAGAGCATCAACATGTTCTTTCATTGTCTTAGAAGATTCTTCCTCTTCTTCGCCTTCTTCTTCTTCTTTCTTAGCCTTCTTAGCTTCTTTCATCATCTTCTTAGGTTGCTTGCTAGATTCTTCTTCAGCTTCTTCAGCTTCTTCAGCTTCTTCTGAAACGAGTTCAAAGTTTTCTTCGATAGCTTCTGCAATTTGATCCTCAGAATAGCCTTCTTCAAGCATAGCATCAATGAATGCTTGGAGCTCTTCTGTCATTTCAAATTCTTCATCCATTTCCTCTTCTTCTTCAGCCTTCTTGGCTTCTTTCATCATCTTATTAGACTTGCCAGATTCTTCCTCTTCGTCTTCTTCCTTACGAGCTTCTTTTAGAGAACGATATATTTCTTCTAACTTCTTTTTCTTATTCATCTTATCATCTTCTTCCATCTCTTCAGCCATAGCACCTTGCTTTTTAATAGGCTCTTGAGGTACAGCAGATGCGCCAGAACGAGACTTATCTTTACCAACCTTACCTGCTGCCTTAGCAGATGGTGGAATATCTGTGTTATTTACTAATGCTGGACCTAGATCCTGTGCAGCTTCAGCACCACCTGGAGGCATCGATCCTGGATTAGCAAAACGACCTTCTGATGCCCTTGACATTGGGCGAAGGGTTGCCATATTAGGATTTGATCTTTGATTCATAGTATCACGATCAGGATTTGCTTGATTAGATGAAACAGAAGGAATCATACCTTCCTTCATCAAGATAGATTTTGCTGTTTCAGTTAATGACTTACCCATTGTTGATTAACTCCTTTGATATGGTTATCTATATTTATATTTTTTAAATTTTGCGAATAAAATTCTCGAATAACTTTAATGCCGTATCTTCTATTTCTCTGCGGCTTAAAGTCTTAATATGATTTCTTGTGTCTTCTGCTGCCTCAGACATTTTCCAGTTTCCACTTTCATCATAAAACCAGTTAACTTTTTCCATAATCCCACGAACAAAAGCGTCTGGTGCTGAAGGATCGGCTACAACATCAGCAGCAGTGGCTAACTTAAAATCATCTTGAACTAATTGATAACCATTATGTGCTTTCAGAGAACCAACACCACGAGTTGAAACACCTAGATTAGCACCAGAATCAAGTAGCCCTTTAACTATACTACCCATTGGAGTATCAACAATTTTTGCTTTACCAATGAAGTTAGATCCATCTGGATGAAGACTTGTTATCATATGAGATACACGATCAAGATTGATGGATGGAGTATCAGGATGACCTAGCTCTCCATATGCACGATTCTTATTCACGTATTCACGATTATATCTATCAACTTCCCTACTCAAAACATTGAATGGATAAATTCTTCCATTTCTGTTTTGTTTTTCTGCTTGCATGAAAACACCAGTGATAAAATGTGATTTTTTACCATCTTTGGATTCTTCAACAAGATAACTAATTTCTTCTACTTGTTCTTTTATCAACTTCATTGGTTATAGCCCCAATCTCTTTCTTTTTTGTAGTGACCTAGCACGCTTTCTAATTGCTTGCTGCATATGTGCACGACGTTTAGCTTTGCCTTTTCTAGCACCCATTTTTCTATTACGTCTTTCTGTTGGTGATATTCTTTGTAGTTTACCACCACGAAATGACATACCGGGCACATTAGACACTTTTTTGCGTCTTTGAATTTGACCGTTTCTAATTCTGACTTTTATTAATTTGACTCTTGCTGCCATTATACTTGACCACGACGCTGTTTGATAACCGATTGATTAGTAGTTTCGCCTGTTGCTACCATTACTTTACCTGATGGAAGCATTAATTCTTCATTTTTAATGCCTACTATACTCTTCAATCTTGATAATAATGTTGATTTATTGACTTTTTGATACCTTGGAAAATTCTTTTGGACATGCTTTTGGACTAACCTTTGTATTCTCTCACTAGTAATTCTACGTTGTCTTTCGCTAAATTCGCGTCTTCTAGAAGCATCTGATGATTTTTGTTGGCCAGCAGCAATTCTCATAGCAGTGTGTAATTCAGCAGCCTTTTTCGATTCTTTTGCAAGATCAGATTTTGTACTAGGTTTAATGGGCGGATGCTTCACTTTTTTTCCTTGATTTCTTGCCATCATCGTCAATGCTAGTTGTTGTGCTGTTTTTGCTGGATCATGAACTTTTTTTTTTCTAGACTCAGTTAATTCTTCTTCTTTTATTGAATCTCTTGCACTCATCATCTTCTTCATTTCACACATCTTACGTTCAACAATAGATACAATTTGTTCATTTATTGCATCAGTTGCTGCTTTATAATCTTTACCGATAATGCTTTCTACTAGCTTACTCATGATGCTGCTGGTCCTCTGTTGAATGCTACAGGGTCGGCTGTTTGTCCAGCATCATAATCCCTGCTATCTTTTCTTAAATCTACGAACAGAGTAAATGTATTACCTGTTCCAATATTTGTTGTTGATATTAGTATATTACCAGTTGCATTTGCTTCTGGATTTGATATAACTGCTACATCACCCATACTAGCAAAATCATAATCAAATGGTGTAGAGGCAAATGTGATTATTTCTGAATTTGAATCACCTTGCCACTGTAGTTTATAATAGCTTCCGGCAGCAGATGTTGCATTACCAAAGATTCTCTTGATGGTTGTTCTATAATTTGTCTTTCTGTCTGTACCAGTAGATAGAATATAACCATTTGCATTGAGAGCATTCTTAAGTGATCCAGCATCAATTAGAACTGTATTAGATTGTGCTGTGCCATCAGAGATAAACACATACTTGATCAGTGCTCTTTTATTGGTGTCAATTAGTTTTTGCTCTCTTATGAGATTTGCCATATCTTATTGCCTTACTGAGAAATTGATGACTTTAGTTAAAGAAGTGATATCTTCGTTGATCATCTTCTCAACTTTTTTCTTATTTCTTTTATTTAGTGATTCGTGTATATTCATAATCTTTTTTGCTATTCTACCGTTTACTGTTACAGAAGAATCTTCAAATACTAATTCTGCTTCCGCATCTTTGTTTTCAGAAAGAATGCGAATCTTGTTGAAATTGGTTTGTTCATTCACACCGAAAGCTTTTCTTTGAGCAATATTGGCCAATGGATCACCACCATAAGGAGTTTGGTTAGATTTGCCGATTGTTACACCTGTTAGACTTTTTCCAAAATCATATTGACCGACTATTGATCTGAAATCGCCGCCTGGAGCTGATGCTGATCCTGAATCACTACCTCCACCACCACTTACTGCTAATGCACCAAGTGCAGCAGCGCCTTTAGCTGCGCCTTTAACTCCACGACCAATACCCTTAATAGCTCTACCAGGTAATGTTTTTCCTGCACCTGCTGCTGCACCTCTTGCTGCGGCAACTGCTTTAGCTCCCATTCCTGTTTTTCCTAATAGTTCAGCACCTTTCAATGCAGCTTTTCCGCCAGCATAAGCACCTTTGGCCAAACTTAATCCTGCACCGAATGGAATTGCATATGAACCATATTCACCAACTTTAGTTGCAGTTGGATGTTCTTTTGCTAGACGTTCTCGTTCTTCTTTTCCGCCTAGTGCATCAATTGCCTTATCACTTAGTCCAAAACTAAGTTCTCTTGCTGCACCTGCTGCCGCTGCTTTTGTGGCGTCCCATGCACCTTCTTCTTCAATATTTTTTTCTCTTTTTTCTTGAAGACGGTGTTTGAATGATTCTTTAATTGTGTTTTTCATTTTTGCCTCTGGTCTTGGTCCCCAAGGAGTTTCGTTTCCTACTTTGTCTGATTGCAAACCTTGCTTTGCCTGAATAGATGGTACAGAACCTTTTAATTCTTTTGGTTTTACTTCCTTTGTGCCTCTCATCTTCTCAAATGCGGCACGAAGACCTACACCCAAAGCAACACCAGCCGTTGTTGGAAGATCAGAATGTTTAGCAGCATATTTTATTGCTTCAATATTACCACCTTGAACCATATTTCTCTGTTTAGCACCTAAATTAGCAGCAAGTTTTTGTCGTTTTTCAGGATCATCACTTGTTGAGTGCCATATTCTAGTAAGTTTTCCTGGATCTTCTTTTGATATTTTTTCCAATCTTTTAGTAGTCAAATCAGCAATAGATGTTCTTTTTTCCGTTTCTTCATTCATTGTTAAATGTGTGCCCAAATTCTTTGAACTTGATCCAAATGGTATTGAAACATACTTATCTAGTGCTTGTGAATAATAAAGAGCGACCTTTTGATTGTCAGGATATACTCTGATAGCTTTTCTTTTTAATATAATAACAGCCGGCATATCTTTATCAGATGGATATGCCATCTTTGACTTTGGATCTAATTTGGACAAATAATCTTGTTGTTCATCAAGA